GAGGAGCTACAAGCGAACCCCCTACCATATGATGAAACAGTTTATAAATTAATTAAATTTGAAAGCGACCAACGAGTTAAAACATATCCATTTTATTATCTTAGTTATGATATGTGGAGAATGGATATTCTTGGAATTAATGATGATAGCCATATTCGTGAGTTAATAGAAAATTTATACAGGAGAGAGGAAAGCAATGAATGACTTAGAACAAGAGTTTATTGATAAGGCAGACCGAGAAGAAAATCAGGCATTAATTGGATTGACCAGGAAGCTCAAGAATAGTCAAAACTTATTAAAAGCCATTGATGACTATATCCACAAAGATAACAACAACATAAACCAAGATACTAGACTCGCCTTGATTAACATTAAGTCTGATCTCAAATGCGATATTCATGGTTTACAAGAAACAATAGCAAAAATATAGGAGAAAGTAATGGAAAAGCAAAGCCAGGCACAAATGATATTTAATAAACTGTTACAGGGTAAAGAGTTAACAGTTTTAGATATGTCGCAAAGACCAATCTCTACTATGTATGGAGCTAGAAGAATACTAGATTTAAAAGAGTCAGGTGTTCCAATCCAAGATGAATGGGTAGAGTTACCAAACAATAAGAAAGTTAAGAAATACTTTTTAACCGATATGGATATTAAAAGAATTAAAAGGAAGTTAAGTGGCAAAAAAACCAAACAAAGAAACTAGAGAACATTATAAAAAGTTAGTTGAGTTTGGTTGTGTGGTTTGTGAACGAGAATATGGTGTATATTCCACCCCTTGTATACATCATATTACTGGGGCAGGTATGGGTAAAAAAAGTATTCATGCCTTGCCTTTGTGTCATACCCATCATCAGGGATCTGAGGGAATACATCACTTAGGCAACAAAGTTTGGGAACAAAAATATGGTAGTCAAGAAGAACTACTACAATACATAAAGGAGAGGATATGACTTGGGATTACAGGGCAGAATGGAAAAGGAGATTAAACAAGATTATAAAATATCTAAAAGAAAAAGAAGTAAATATTATGAGGGTTGATTCTCACTCTTATACTGTGGATTTGATTTGTTCTTACAACAGAAAGATTACTCTTTTAAAATTAATTACTGATAAAGAAAACCAATATACATTAGAAATGGATATTTTAACTAAAAGATTTAGCCCAAACTACCATGTTATTAGTAATTTAAAACAAGCATTAGAGGTACTTTTGGGAGATGGAACTATTAAAACAAAAGATCCAGCAAAAAGTTTACATAAACATATGGAAAAAATAACTGTAGCTGAAACAACTAAAAAAGATATAGCATTTAATAAATTTATACAATGGAGTAGAACATGATAGAGATAGAAGATAATGTACCAGTTAGAGGTAATAGCAAATATTCTAAATATTTTGATATACTATATAAGATGAAGTCAGGACAAAGTTTCTTGACCGATAGTTATAGAGTAGTTGATGAAGTTAGGCACAAGGCTTGGGAAGAAAAAATCCCTGTATCTTATAGATCAATAAAAGAAACTGGTAAGCCATTAAAGTATCGTATTTGGAGAAAATAATGAAACTAGATTTACTTACCATTTTGCTACCAAAGTCATTAGATATGGGCAGTATTGGGAGTGGCAAGTCGCATGACTCGATAACACCCCAAGAAGTATCTACCATACTATCCTATGCTAATCTTGTTAAAGCCGAGCTCAATATTTTAATGGGAAAGTATTTAGAAGATGAATCAGCAACACATGATTTGATTAAATATGCTGAGTCTTTTCTTAAAAATGAAGATGAACTACCTGATTATTTTATTAAAAAGATAGCACACACAGCAGTTATAGAATTATTTACCGATACTACTTGTTTCTTTTGTAATGGAACAGGACAGGTGGTTTTTCAAGATAGTGTAGATAAGTGCTTACATTGTCATAATGGGATATTCGTGTGGTCGGACTTTTCAAGATCAGCTATCATGGGATTAAAAAAAGGAGTGTATATGAAAATTAAAAAAGATTATAAAGAACTAATAAAACATCTAATAGAGGTAGAGCAATCTGCATTAGAAAAACTGGGGGATTCATGAGTAGAATAAATAAAACCAAAAGAGAATTTTTAAGAGAGAATGAAATCACAGGTATGTTTACAAGAGATCAGATAAAACTTTTAGAAAGACACGATACAGGAGATGATCCTTATAGTAGTGGTGAATATCCTTGGTGTTGTTCTAATGCTTTAAAACTATTTCTTGTAGAAAAAGGAGATGATTACATAAAAAAACAAGAGATGCTTGTAAAGGAAAAAAGAAAAGAATATACCCAAAGGGCTTTTAATAAAATAGTTAGAGAACTAAACACTATAAGCACTATGTCTGATTTAAAAAACTGGGGAAATACTTTTGCTAAAGAATATGTTAGAGATATACCTGAATTTAGAGATGAGCTTGGGCAAGAATACAAAAGAAGAAAGAGTGAGATAAGTAATACATGAAAAAGAATTACTATTGTTATAGGGCTACAGTTGTATTCTCAGGAGCTGTTGGGGCAACTTCAGAAGAAGAAGCTATTGATAAGGTCGTCAAAGATAGCGAGAGATTGCCTGAAATAGTGTCATTCAAAGCAAGTGAAGTCAAAGTTAGAAAATTACAAAAGAAACCTGAGAAAGGATTGTACCATGATCCAAAGTATGAACTATGAAAATAAATGAAATATATAACGAAGATTGTTTGAAAACATTAAGGAAAATGAAAAATAATTCGGTTGATCTGGTTATTACTTCTCCACCATATAACATGAATTTACGAATAAGAAATGGAAAATATTGCTCAAGACAAATTGTAAAAGAAATTAGCACAAAATATACAGACTTTGATGATAATATGCCTATCGATGAGTATAATAAATTTCATTCAGAAGTACTAAGCGAATTAATAAGAACTAGTAGTTTAATTTTTTATAATATTCAAATTGTAACTGGTAGCAAGAGATCAGTATTTAAAATGATTGGAGAATTTTCGGATTATCTAAAAGATATTATTGTGTGGGATAAAGGAAATGCTCAACCAGCAATACAAAAACAAGTACTCAATAGGAGATCAGAACTAATTCTAGTTTTTGATAAAGACTATCCAATCAGTAGACAATATAGAGAAAAAGGCTGTTTTGATAGAGGAACTATTGATGACATTTGGCAAATTAAAAGAGCAAAAAACAAAGGGGAAGAATATCATGGAGCTACCTTTCCAGAACAACTAGTTGAGAAAATTATTATTAACTTCTCTAAAAAAGGTGATTTAATCTACGATCCTTTCATGGGAACAGGCACTACTGCAGTAGTCGCAACAGCAATGAACAGAAACTTTATTGGCAGCGAGATATGTGAAAAATATATAGAAATAGCAAATAATCGACTTAAAAAGTCTAACTTGTGTATGAACTATGAAAGTCATTGATTTATTTATTGGTGATGATGAGTTATTAAAAATTAATGGCTTTGATGATGCCATAATAGGTGTTGAAGAATCTGCCGAGAAGAAATTAATTTATGATATTGATAAGATTGCTGAAATATTAACAACAAGAGATCAAATGTCATATGAAGATGCCTACGAATATATTTCGTTTAATATCACTTCTGCTTATGTGGGTGAAAAAACTCCAATACTGGTAAAAACAGGAAAATTAGAAGATTTTATTTAAAATCGGATTCCATATGTACCTCAAAAATCCATTTTTATAGGTGTCCATAGGCAACCAGTCATGCCTAATTTACAACACGCTTCTCGGTATCAATTTGCTCGTTAGAATCGACTACTTCTGATTCTTCTTTCATTTCTGCATATCCTTTCATCTTTGGAGCAAAATTAGGAATAGTTTGCATTAAAGTGTTCAATTCAGCTATCAACTCATCATCAGATTTTTGGTTGGTGTTATCTACATTTAGATTAATAGTCTGGCTAGAGAAGTTTCCAAGTTCCAAAATTAACTTAGCTGTATTTAATCTGACAGCATCTTGTTCTGATCTTAATAAATCCTGTAATACTGATATAGCCATACCTGAAGTTGAGGTTATTCTCTCCTCATTCTTTTCCCTTATCTCTTTTGTATATTTCTTTTTAAGATAAGATCCTTGCTGTCTTGGGCTTTTATCTTTAGACCACCCAGCTTTAATGGCAGACTGAGTTGCATTACCAGCAGTATCTCCCTCACAAAAAGCATCTATAAAAGCTTGTTCTTTTTCTTTATCTATTTTCTTAGGCATTTTTTTTCTCCAACCAAGATTGAATTGTGCCTGTTATATCAAAATCAGGCGTGTATGGAATTACTAAATCTTCACGATGTTTAATCCACGATTTATCTAATACTAATGAACC